GGTCGTAAAAATCCTCAGGGTCAGCCTTGGGTTGGAAAACTTTATCTAAATCAAAAGCGTTATTCACATTCCAACAACCCACGTGCAGGCGCACAGTTTATTAAGAATCTTGGCCCAATCTACGGTGAAAAAAAGACATCTGGCATTGGCGATAAGCGTGGTCGTTTGATTTATCGTGCTTGGGATGAAACGAACGGCAAAGTTATTGCTGCGTATTTTAAAGCGGTTGAGAACGTCACTGCAAAGTTTAATAAGCGCACTTCAATTGTAGATGTAAAGAGAGCAGCATAATGGCCGACGTATCCAAAATAGCCGTCCAGATTGCCTCAGAGTTCGTAGGCTCTAAGGCGTTCAAGCAGGCTGAAACTGCTACACAAAAACTAGAACGTCAAGTTAGCAATCTTGGCCGTTCCCTTGGTTTAGCACTTGGCACTGCTGCAATTGTTAGGTTTGGTAAAGCATCAGTCAAAGCGTTTGCAGAAGATGACAACGCAGCACGCTCACTTGCAAAGACATTAGAAAACCTTGGTTTAAATACTCGGTACGCAGGTTCAGAACTTAATGGCTACATTTCACGCCTTGAACAACAAACAGGCGTTCTTGATGATGAACTTCGTCCTGCAATGGATAGACTGCTTCGCGCCACTGGCTCAATTACTAAGTCACAGGAATTGCTGGCACTTGCATTAGATATTTCAGCAGGTACAGGCAAAGACCTTACTGCCGTTTCTCAGGGCTTACAAAAGGCTTACCTAGGCAATAATGCTTCCCTTGGTCGTTTAGGCGTAGGACTTTCAAAGGCAGAACTTAACAGTAGTTCTTTCTTAGATATTCAAACTAAACTTACAACATTGTTTGCTGGTCAGGCTAAAGATGCTGCTGACTCATTCCAGGGTTCACTCAATAAATTAACTATTGCAAGCAATAACGCCAAGGAAGCAATTGGCAAAGGTTTGGTTGAAGCATTGGCCATTCTCACAGGCGGCAATGGCAGCGTTGATAATGCCGTTGGAACTGTTGATAAAATCTCTAAAGGCATTGCAGACGGCGCAAAAAACATTGCCTACATGATTAAGCAATTTGAAAGTTTAAAGCCTGTAATCCTAGCCATTGGTGCTGTTCTTTTAGTTGCCTTTGCACCAATTACAGCAGCCGTTGCAGCCCTTGGTTTTATTCTTGCTAAAGGCGGCCAGAATCTAAAGAAGGCTGCTTTTGCTCGCGGTGAATACGCAGGCGGAACTATTAAGCAACCAATGTCCATTGCTGGTCAGACAGAGAACGCGCTTGGCAGAAAGCAACGCCTTGCAATGGAAAAGCAAAACAAGATTCTTGATACAAACAACAAACTTAAAACAATTGACAATGAGAACACAACTAGAAAACTTAAACTAACAGGTGATGAGTTAGCATTAAAGGAACTGGAAAAGAAGTTCGATGTTGAGCGCGTAGGTTTATATGCTGCATTAAACCAGACTACTGATTCAGAAACAAAGATGCGCCTACTTTCTCTAATTGCCATCAAAGACCAAAACACAGCAATGGCTGGAATGATTAAAAAAGCCAATGAGGCAGAAGATGCTTTTAAGGCACTTATTGAAACAATTCGTGCTTCTATTAGAGCAATGCTTGATAAGATTGCAGCCGAAGTAAAACAACTTCAAACAATTACACAAACTGGGCCAAATACGCCAATAGAACAACAAAGGTCCATTGTTCGTGAGAAACTTGATTTACTTATGCCAGATTTGGGAGCGCTTCAAAGCAGAATTGGTTTTAACCCTGCGTCAATGAACACATCAAACGGTGGTTCAACTTACATTATTAACGCATCAGGTATTGGTGACCAACAAATAGCATCAGTTGTTCAAGGAGCACTCCAAGACCTTAACAGATACGGAAGTTCAACAACTTACGCTGGAGCAATTTAGTGTCTGTTCCAACAATAAATGTAACCATTAACTTTAGCACTGGACCTTCTTTTGCCCAGGCTCTTATTCTTGATACAGGTATTCTAGGAGTAAATGTATTAGCAGATAGCACAGCCGTCATTGTCGATGTTTCAAATCAAGTTGACAGAATTGATACAACTAGAGGACGTAACGCACAGGCTGACCAATTCCAAACAGGTCAGTTGAGCCTTAGGATTGTTGACCAGAATGGTGACTTCAATCCCCAGAACCCTAGCAGCCCATACGCAGGCCTTCTTAACCCAATGCGTAAAGTGCAGATAACTGCAACTTACTCAGGAGTAACTTATCCAATCTTTTCAGGTTTTATTACAGGGTATTTGACCACAACACCTAAAAATGTTGGCGAAGTTGTTTATACAACTATCACAGCAGTTGATGCTTTTAGATTGGCACAAAACGCACAGATTTCAACAGTCACAGATTCAGGTGCAGGACAGTTATCAGGCACACGTATTAATAAGATTCTTGACCAAATCGGCTGGCCTGCCTCTATGCGTGATATTGATGCTGGTCAAACAACTTTACTAGCCGACCCTGGCACACCTAGAACAGCCCTAGAAGCCATGCAGACCGTTGAGATTAGCGAATATGGTTCTTTGTATGTTGATGCCAATGGTGAGTTCGTATTCCAGGACAGAGCGTTCACAACCAGTAGCGTAAATGGCACTCCAGTTGTGTTTAATGACAATGGCACGGGCATCCAATACTTCAACGCTTTATGGCTTCTTAATGACGTGCTTATCTATAACTCAGCACAGATTACTCGCACAGGCGGAACAACTCAGACTGCTATCAACCAGGCTTCAATAGATAAATACTTTATTCACTCATATAACCAACAAAACCTTTTAATGGAAACAGACGCAGTTGCATTGGATTATGCTCAGGCTTATGTGGCATCCAGAGCAGAAACATCGACTCGATGCGATGCAATTACCCTCGACCTTTATACAACGGACTACAACGCAGGCATCATCGCTGCCTTGGACCTAGATTTCTTTGACCCTGTAACTATTACAACAACACAACCAGGGTCATCATCTCTAACCAAAACTTTGCAGGTGTTTGGCGTTGCTCACAGCATTACGCCTAATTCTTGGAAAACCCAATTCACGACCCTAGAACCAATTATTGATGGATTCATTCTGGATTCGGCATTATACGGTATTCTAGGCACTAGCGTTCTATCGTACTAAGGAGTAACAATGGCAGCAGGACTAGGCTTTAAGACTTTCACCACAGGTGAGGTGCTTACAGCAGCAGACACTAATGGATACCTTATGCAAGGCGTCAACGTCTTTGCTAACGCTGCGGCTCGCACTGCTGCGATTACTTCACCGCAAGAAGGTCAGATGTCGTATCTCAAAGACACTGACAGCGTTGAGTCATATAGCGGTAGCGCGTGGGTTGCAGTAGGCGGAGGCGCAACATCACTTGGTTATGCTGCTGGCAAGAACAAAATTATTAATGGTGATTTTGGTGTATGGCAGCGCGGTACTTCTTTTACACCATCAAATGTTGGCTGGAATTACACAGCAGACCGTTTTGCATGTTACAACTACACAGGTACAACTATGACTGCCACGCGACAAACATTTACTCCAGGAACAGCACCAGTGGCAGGTTATGAAGGTTCTTACTTTTTGCGTGTTACTTCAAGCAATACATCATCAACATTTCAGCAAATTATTGAAGATGTAAGAACTTTTGCAGGTCAAACAATTACAATTTCAATGTGGCTAAAATCTGCATCTGGTCAAACTTTAACGACAAATTTTTATCAAGATTTTGGTAGTGGTGGTTCATCTGGAGTCGTTATTTATAATGGTAATTTTGCAACCGTAACTTCTTCTTGGGCTAGATATTCTGTGACAGTCAACGTACCAAGTATTTCTGGCAAAACAATTGGTACTTCAAATGGTATTGCTTTTCAAATTATTGGAGCAATTAACAATGCTTTGGATGTTTGGGGTGTTCAAATAGAAGCAGGTTCTACTGCCACAGCCTTCCAAACTGCAACAGGAAGTATTCAGGGCGAATTAGCGGCTTGCCAACGTTATTACTTCCGTACTCAAACAGGAACAAACGCAGGATATTTTGGTGTAACCGTTGCAGGTTCATCTACAACAACCTACGCAAATGTAATTATGAAACAAACAATGAGAACAACTCCAACAAGCGTTGATTTTTCAGGGTTAAAATGGCAATCAATCAATAACTCAGCAAATATCACAGCAGCATCAATTAGCGATGCAACACCTGAAAATGTTCTATTAGTCTGCACAACAACAGGCGCAACAGCAGGTGCTATGAATTATTTATCAGGTCAATCAAATACCGCTTATGTCGGTTACAGCGCAGAACTCTAGGAGATAAAATGGAAAATGTAACTTTTGTTGAATTGCCCAACCTAGATGGTTCTACAACAGAACACGCCATCATTGATAGAGGCAATGGGGAATACACTTCGATGCTCAAATCAACTTACGATGAGATGATTGCGAAGAATGAAGCCAATCCTCTGTAAAGCAGGACAACAACTTCGTGAGCAGATTGATGATTCATTTCCTGACCGCGATAGACGCAGCGATGGTTGGATTGGTGATTTGAGTCATGCGTCGCGTCCAAGTGACCACAATCCCGATAAGGCTAACGGCTACGTCAGGGCTATTGATGTGGATAAGGACCTCGACTCACGAGCCAGCACAGGTGCTTATCTTGCCGACCAAATACGCATTTGTGCCAAGCGCGACAAAAGAATCAAGTACGTCATTTACTCAGGAAAAATTGCCAGTGCTAAATCATTTTGGCGTTTCAGACCTTATTCTGGCATTAATCGCCACGATAAGCATATCCATATCAGTTTCACTAAAAAGGGCGATGAGAACGGTTCTTGGTTCGATATCCCGATGTTAGGAATAGGAAATGGAAATGAATAAAAACACAAAGAACGCAATCAAGTCTTATCTCAAAGCAGTTGCAGTTTCAGCAATTACGTTAGGCCTTGCGCTAGTTGCTGATATTCGTCCTGAATATGCAGTTCTTGCATCCGCTTTAGTTGCACCAATCGTCAAATACCTAGACCCATCCGATGACCAAATCTCATGAGTCCAACAGATTGGACGGGTGTTGTAGTTGCTGCGCTGACCGTTATTGGTTCATTTATTGGTGCAGTAAAATGGTTGGTAAAGCATTACCTAAACGAACTAAAGCCAAATAGCGGTTCATCTATGCGCGACCAAATAACTGCATTAGAGGCGCGTGTCGAAACGATTATTCGTATCTTAGAGAGGTAACAATTATCTCATGGCAAGAAAAGCAACTAAGGCGTTACAGGACCAAGGGTATTCAGCACTTGATGCTTTCTGTATTGGGCTGCACGAATACTATAAATCATTGAAGAAGGCAGGCTTTCCTGAGTCTGTTGTGTTATTCATGATTACAGAACCGCAAGCCTATCCTGCTTGGATTTTGCCAACCCCAATCGAACCCGAAAAATTCGGCGATTACGAGGATGACGATGAGGATGAATGAAACGTACTATCGTTTGGCCCGACCTTCAGTGTCCCTATGAGGATGCACATGTTGTACGAAACTTTGAATTATTTGCAAAAGCGTTTAAGCACGATTCTGTCGTTACTATCGGAGATGAGATTGACCTCCATCAGATAAGTCGTTGGAGTGAAAATTCTCCAGGCTGGTACGAGCAGACACTAGCCGATGACCGCGACCACACAGTTGACGTGTTATGGCGATTGACTCAGTACGCCAAGGAAGCACATTCAGTTCGTTCCAATCA